GTTGCTTCGTTAGCAGAAGTAGTAGCAGAACCTGCGGATGCTGTTGCACTGTTAGCTGATGCTGTCGCTGAAGCGGCTGAAGCGTTCTGTGATACAAGAGCGGCGGCTGCACTAGAGGCAGCGTTGTTAGCTGATGTGTCTACATATGACTTATTTGTAGCATCGTTAGCGTCTGTAGGTGTAGCTAGGTTCTTGATAACTTTGTTCTGTGCATCCCACTTACCATCAGCGTCAAAAGCAATAGCATCGTTAGCTCTGTCATTAGCTTCCTGAGAAGCGTGGAAAGTCTGGATACTAGAGTTGTCTAAGTCTTCCTCAGTAAGAACTGAGCCAGATGCAAAGTCAACTGCACGTGCTGTAAGGGAAGTAGTACGTCTGACTTGTACTAGCGTACCAGACGCAGGTGCAGAGGTCAGAGTTACTTCGGAAGAAGATGGAAAAGCAAGGCCAGTTTCAGCCACACCATCAACTGTTACACTAATTTCACTAGTGTCTGTGTATGTAAAGGGAATACTAAACGTAGTTGTAGCGTTATTCCCCGTATAATTTTGATATGAAAAAGCCATTACTTATCCTTATGTTTCGTCAATGTTGTAACTTTAGGTTAGTTAGCAAGCTCGTTAGCTACTCCGTTTATTACTTGTCTAGCTCCATATAAAGACTGTGCAGGTAGTATCCTCAGAAGAGTTCTATACTCACTCTCAGTCATGTCACCTTCCCAAATATTCTTACCAGATTTTAAGCCAGCTTGAACAAGAGAGAAAGCAGGTGGAGTAATGGCATAACTATTACCATTCATAGCACCAGTAGTTAATTGCGTAATGTAACCAAATAAAGAAACAGCACCTATCTGGTTCAAAGCTCCTATAGGCCATCTCTCAGGGGCCATGTTCTCTTTGATATACTCATCTGCATCACTACGTCCCATAGCATTTAGCTGAATACGTGTAGCATACATCAGACCACCCATGAAAGCAGATGAAGCTAGTACCTTGGCTACTGCCATATCACCTGCTCCAACTCTGACACCTAATCTCTGTGTCTGTTGTTCCATAGATGACATAGTAAAGCTTAAGAACTGGAAGAATGTCTTACCAAACTCAGTACGCATAAACTTATTAGTAGAAGCTATATTAGCTTCCTGTACATTCTGTCTAGCGTCCTTAAAACCTGCGGCTTGAAAGGCTTCCCTAACATCATCGTCCCACTGGTCTAGGTTTAACTTCTTAACTGTACCGTTAGCGTTCTTAATAACTGTATCGCTTCGTATAGTAGCCTGTATTCTAGCTGACATCTCTTCTGAAAGACCTAACTGTTGTCTCTTTCTAACAGAGAAGGGTAGGCTGTCAAGAGTCCACTCGTTTGTAAAGTGTCTCATGCTCATTCTACGTAGTGTCTGTGTAACACCAGTCAATCCAGACCAGTAAGCTACACCCTTCTGCGCTGATTGTGTACCCTCTAATAGTTTGGTACTCCAACCTTTCCTCTCAGGCCATGCACGTTCTGGTGAGATAACACTACCCATGTCATCGACATCGTAACGTGTGACGTTCTGCCACTTACCTAGTGCTACTTCCTCACCTAATCCGAAAGCATCTACAAGCTCTGACATAAGTTCGTCATCAGCTTGGCCCTGACCTAGTTTAGTCATAAGGTTCTTATACTCAGGAGCAGACCTTAACACAGTCTTAAATGAGTATTCAAATAGTACGTTACTTAACTCCATGATAGCTGACATACCAGACATACCCATGTTGACAGCAAAGCTAAATGCTCTGAAGCCGATAGCCATGTCACGTGTTCTGTTACTTACTTCTTCACGCTGTGCTAGTCTACCAGTAATACCATCATACATAAACTGAAGAGACTTAATCTCTGAGCGTATCTTCTCTTGGTCTGCTAGGGGTTTAGCTTTAGCTTCGTTAGTAATCTTCGTTAGTATAGCTTCAAAGCTAGAGTTAGGTGCGTTAGTGTTAATACCATTACGAGCAAGGCCAATAGCACCTGATAGTTGGAAGATGTAACTATTGACTAGTTGTTCTGCATCTTCTTCTAGTAGGTCACTAAACCTAAACTCTTCAATAGAACCGTCAGCAGTACGTAGTGCTACCACTGCACCCTCGTCTAGCACCATACGATGTCTAGCTCTCTTATGTGCTTTAGGTATGTTAGTACGTGTCATTAGTTCTGTGATACCGTCAATCTCATCTGCCTTAAACCCTGCGGCTGTAAGAATGTCTGACAAGTCTTCAAGGTTCATCTCGTTAGCACCAGCATGTCCCATCTTACCTAACTTAGGGTCAGTGATAGACTTTGTATATGCCTTTGCAATACGAGAGATGTACGTTTTAACTTGGTCAGGAGAACCCTTACGCTTACCGTTACTACGCTTAACTAACCACTGCTTAACATTCTCTTCAATGTTAGGCTGTCCCTTACGTATAGCTTCCTCAACAAGTTGACTTATCTGTAGTTCAGCATCGTCACCTAGTCTTGCCTGTAATGCTCTAATCTTTTCATCATTAAAGATACGAGACATATAGTTAGGATGGTTGTTTAGCATATCCATACTAAAGCCAGCTACATCATTCTTAACGGCTTCTTCAGCTATCTCACGCTGTACTTTCTTTAGAGCCTCTCCTACTTCTGCTACTTCAGCAGGTACGTTATTATCAATACCACGTACATACCTACTAACAAGGGAGTTAAACTCAGCTACAGATTGTCCTGTGTTTCTCTTCCACACAGCCTGTGCATTAGGCATAAGCTTAGACAGTCTATTGCGATACCTTAGTTGTAGCATCTCTGCTGTTTCAGAGGCTGATACATTAGTAGCAAGCTGACCGCCCTTGTAACCAGCACTGTTCATGCCTAACAGACTAGAGGTGTACCTTATCCACCCTAAGTCTGAGTTAGCTGTCTGTGCGCCAGCAGAGAGGATGTTACGTAGCCCAAACATATTCCAACCAGCAATCTTAGGCATGGCCTGTACTGTTGCTTCGTCCGTAGCTGAAGCGGCTGCTCTTGTAGGAATACCATCTATAGACTCAATGAACTTGTCACCCTCTAGCTCTTTGTTAATCATCTTAACAGCCAGAGCATCTACGTTGTACTCATCATGGAACCGTCTTTCTACTTCTGTAAGCTCTTCACCCTTGGCTACTTTACCAGCAATGCGAGAACGATGTCCTGCTCTGATAAAGGCAGTAGTGGCGGCATCTATACCACCAGTAATACCAGCACCTAGACCTGCGGCTACCATTACATCGTTACCGTCTATGTCGTACCTATACTTTGCTCTGATAGATTCAAATGCTGCTAATTCTGCACCACCTAAGGCGGCTAGTTTAGCTGTCCTGTAGGCATTACGTCCCTGCTTACCAGCACCTATAAGAAAGGCACCAGCACCAGCGACAGGCGTACCCACAGCAGTAGCGGTGGCAGAGGTAGCAAAGATAGCTCCCCACTCAACAGGGTCAAACATAGCGGCTAACACGTTAGCTGTTACGCCTGACCATCCGTCTGCATTAATCTGCTGTAGGTTCTTCTGTGTTCTAAGAAACGAATCTCTTGCTAAAGTAGCACTAGACAGCCCGTTATTCTGTGCCTCTTCGATGACCTCACGTACAGCAGTACTATCTTCTAACCCTGCTGTAAGTTCTTGGATTAACTCAGGGGTAAACTTAGTGATAGGTTCACTAGGTACTGAGGTCATCCTGTCGAAGTTGTTAATAACAGTAGGCAGAACCCACTCCTCTTGGATAGAGTTACCCAAGCTAGTGAAGAACTGTGACTTCTGGTTATCCATAGCCATCTGTTGTTTTGTTAAAGTAGCCTCATCTACAGTAGAAGCAATGGGAAGTGTGTTCTCATTCAACTCCTGTAGATTTAAGTCTTTGAACAAATCGTTCTTAAATTCTGCCATTCTGTTATATCCTCAAATTTTAATCAAATAGGTCAACCATGCTTTTCCAAGCGTTCTCTAACTTATCAACAGCAGTACCTGCGATACCCCACTCCATCTCTCGTATGGATGGTAGGTTATCTACATCTACTTTTGTTACACCATCTATCCTACGAATACGTAAGTCTTTGTCGTGACCATAAGATGAGACTTTAACTTTATCACCAGTATTACCACCAATGTAGTATAGCTCGCCATCTTCAGATTTAACTACAATACCTACATGTCCAAAGGAAGTTAGCTTCTCACCTTCTGCTTTAAAGTAAGCATCTCTATCAGCTTTAGTATGAACCTTAACCATGATGTCACCAGCTTTTACATTAGCTAGTTCGACAGGCTTACCTATCTTTAAGTAGTTCTTAGAACGAATAGCTGCGTACTTATCGGTTGTTCCCATAAGCTTATTAGCATCTACACCTGAATCGGCAAGAACTTGTGCTACAAAAGCGGCACACCAAGCATTGGCTTTGGCAATTTCCTCAGGAGTACCCTTGAAAGCTTTACCACCAACAATGTTATTAAACATACCTTCTACAGCCTCTGCACCATTCTTACTTCCCTCGTCAATACCCATGTACTTAAGAGCAGCGGTAACAAAGTCAGGTGCTGTAGCCATAGCTACTACATCCTCACCCTTAGGCTGTACACCTACTAAGGCAGGTGTGATTTCAGTACTAGCGTTAGCACTAGGTATGATAGCATCAGAGACAGCGGCAACTACATCACCAGCAGTTTCTTGAACATTACTAGCAAGAGTAGAGGCCACCTTCATAGCTCTGTCTGCTGTCTGTGTGGCCCACTTAGTAGCACTAAGAGTACCATCTTCAGCTACGTTGTAAAGCATATTAAACTTAGCTTTAGCTAGAGCCTTACCCTGTTCTATAGAACCTTCAGCGTACTGAGTAGCTTCGTTGATTGCTTCCATAAACTTAGGCCACTCCTTAGTGACGTTAAATCTACCTAGCTGGTAGCCCATCTGAATCATAGCAGACTTAGCTGTGGCTGGTAAGTTATCAAAGCCATCTACTACACTAGAGAAGTAGTCAGATGTCTTCTGTACCTTTAGCTGTACGACAGCCTTAGACTCTTCTGGCTTTACGTTATTAATGTCTTCAATCAAAGCACGTTCATCAGGTTCTAGTGAGGCTACTTGTAAGCCGTGACCTACTGATGGTTGTCCCATATCATCATACTGTGCGGCTCTGAAGCCTTCATCTCCAATGATTTCATCTGTGACTGCTGCATTAGCTGAACCTATTATACTAAAGTCAGTATCAGATATAGCAGAAGCTACGTTAGAAACAGTCTCACCAACAGTGTCTACTAGGCTACTAACCTTGTCAGACTCTATAGGTTTGGCTACTTCACCAGTGCCAGCTAAGTCTTGGATTGCAGTAAGGAAGTCATCTTTTAATAATCCACCTACTTCCATTATAGCATCGGCTGGTGTGTTCTTCAACATATACTGTAGTATAGGGTTATCCATACTAAAGCCTAAGTCTGACAATGCTTTCTGTGCATCCAACATAATACCAGACTCAGAGAAAGGTACGTCTGGACCTGCAGCACCACCTAAATACTCAGAAAGGTCTTGCTTTCCTAGTTGGTACTCAACATCTCTAGCACCCTGTGACATACTACCAAGGTCTGGTGTTATTGCTGTCGTAGGGGAAAAGTCTTCCTGTGTAGCTACCTGTCCTATAAGATTGTTTAGCTGGTTTCTATCGCTAAACAAATCTGTCTTAGACATCTTACCGCCTATTGTAAATGGAGAAGGCGTACCATTTCTTAAGTCATATCCTTTTAAAATTACTGACTTAGGATTAACAGGGTCAGGATATAAAGCTACTACATAGTCTTCTGGCATCATAGTACGACTTTTAAAGAGGTATTCCTGTAGTACAGTAGAGCTTTGAAGAAGTTCATTGTACTCATTAACAGTAGACACAACGTCCATGCTCGTATCTATGTTAGTGTTTAAGTGTGCAAACGCATAAGGAGTACCATCACCTGACTTAACAATAGGATTGTCAGCCTCTACAATAGACATAGCGGCGGCGGCTACAGCCTCTGGACTTTCATAGCCACCTACTTGATTAAGTACATTAGCAACTTTAATTGCTTTTTCTAGTACCTCACCCTTATTAAATACATCGGTAAGGTCTGCGGTAAAGTAACTAGTACTGATGCTATCCGATACGGCAGTCTTAAATTCTTTGTCCATCGTACGTGTAGTATCAATACCTTGTATTCTTAAGGCTATACTAGATAAGTCTTGTATGTCATATTCTTCTAAGCCACCAAACTCACCAAAGGTATCTGTAACAATAGTTCTAGTACCTGCCTGTGCTTCGTCCCTAGCTAGTACACTTAAAGCCTGTAGTCTTGGTTCAGCGTCCTCACCTAAGAAGGATACATCAATACCAGAGTTCTTCATTAGCTCGTAAGTAGTCAAAGCCTGTTTGAGTGCTTGTAAGTCTTCTACAGTATCTGGATTGTTACCGCCTGTAAGAAATGGAAGTGCGTCTGTTACTTGAGCTTTGATAGCCTTAGGTACAAAGTTTGTCTTAGCCATCAGTGCAAACGATTCACCTACTGACTTACCCTGTACGTGCGCTAGGAAAGCTTGTTCTGCTTCAGCCTCTGTTATCTTAATGATGTCACCATTAACAGGGTTAGTATAAGTAAGGTCTTGTAAGGAACTAGGCTTCGGGTCAGTATCTAGACTAGTCATAACATTACTTAGTGCGTCACTCTTAGCCTGTACCTTTAGCCTCTTATTCATTACTGTAGTTTGCTTGGCTTCTATGTTTCCAGATTGTACAGCGTATGCGCTCTTATTTAATTGGTTTTTAGATGCTGAACTCTGTAGGTATAGAGTAACAGCGGAGAATACATTATCATCTGCTGTAGCCAAATCAACTAACGCATCATTAACCTTGTTATCTTTGAAGTTAAAGTAATCAGGATTAGCTGAGTGAAAGCCAGCTACATCTTCTCTGATACTTTCGATAGCATCCTGCTTAGAAATAAGACCCTGTTCTAATCTGAGGTTAGTATCACGCATACTGTCTGCAAAGTCAGAGAGTAACACACTTTGAGTATGTTCAACTTTAGCAGGTATGAATGTTTCCTGCATGAAAGTTTCTAATGCTCCTTCCATGTTCTGGTCAAAGGTCTGCATTAGAAGGGGGTCAGTGTTTACTTTTTCTAACTCAGCTAGGTAGTCTTGTTTCTGAGTGCGCCAGTGATTACGTACTACGTCTTGGTCTAATTCTTTATAAGCTGTCTCATTCTGTACATAATCCATACCTAGTTGGCCTATGAGACGCTTGGCTTTCTGTTTTAACTGAAACTCTTTATTCTTCTGTACACCATCAGCGACTTCTTTCTCACGCTTAAGTCTTTCTACTTTGCGTTCCTGTGCTTGCGCTTCGATAGCAGGAGATATAGCAGAAACAAACTGAGAGAGTGCGCTTGGGCCTTGTGGTTGTGATACAGGCTTAACGTAGGTGTCAACAGGTGCCGCTACTGGTCTGAGGTTGGCCTGTGTTGGGCCTTGAAACTTTCTTACTTGTGGTCTTTGTGCCATAGTATCCTCTTATACAGGTGCCATTGCGGGGTTTATTGATGCTAAATAGTTTGAGTTTATTAATGAAGGAGTGCTACCTAATGCAGGAGCTACAAAGTTAGGTGCAGCTTTAGCTTTACTTAATCCACCAAACAAACTCTTGCCAGTTACATCCTTCTCAGCGGCGTAGGCAGAAGCAACTCCTCCAATAGTGTGTGCTATTAGACTAGGCTGTTGGCCCCGTGGTACGCTGTTAATACGGTTAAGCATCTGTGCATTAACACCTAGCTTCTGGTCTTCTATCTGAGTTAGTGTAGCATCTACGTTAGCATTGATAACATCTGCAGCACGTAGTCTTCTAGCTTCTACATCAGCTATCTTAAGTTCTTCTGTCTGGCCTACTAGACCTGACTCACTTACTTTTCTGGACTCTGCTTCTTGAAGTGCTGCGATAGCTAGTTCAAACTGTTGTCCTGCACCAGCTTCAGCTTCTTGGATAGCTCTAGTATTTAATGACTGTACTTGAATATCTCTGGCTTGTGCTGATGCTTGCCAGTTACGTGCATTAAGAGCGTCTTGTTCTCTGGCTGCTCTTTTAGCTTCCATGAAACCAACGACAGATTTACCTATCGTTAGTGCGGTATATGGGTCCATTATCGTATCCTCACAAATTCTAAGAAGGGTTTGTTTCCTACACCCCACGTATCATATTTCTTTATGAATGTGAAGCCGACAAAGCGTAGCCAGTTAATAGCTAGTGTGTAGTCTGCATCCACTGCGTTAGTCAACAGGGGGTACCTGTTATTAATTTCTTTTACCCACTCACGTGAACCACGTAGGAAGGGTCGCCACACCTTAGTGATAGCAGGTGTTGTTAGTAACCAAGGTATACCTGTCATTTCATCATACCTAGATACTCCATAGATACCTGCTATCTCTTCTGTGTCTGTTACTATAATAGTCCAACACTCATCTGAGTCATCAAACCCCATCTGTAACGCTTCTCTTGTACTACCATGTGATGCCTGTACCTCTTGTGCATCTTCTGGTCTTAAGTTATCTACCAGATAGTCTACATCTTCTTGTGTACTTTTTCTCACATAGCCTTGCATTACATTCTCCTTGAACGTAGAACGAAGAAGCCTTCCCACTCTGCTGATTGGAATGTGCAGGGTAGATGGCTACTACTTTTAAGAGTTACAGTTGTGCTGGAAGACTTACCTAGTACACCAAAGCGGTAAGTACCAGAGTCCACAGCGGCTTGGTTAAGGATGTTGTTAGCACCGCCAACGATACGTCCTGTGAAGCTTCTAGTATATACAGCCCTCTTAAGAGGGGCTACGTCTACTTCAAAGAAGCCTGTGTTGTTGTACACTACTGCATAGTTTCTAAGTTGTAATTGTCCAGTAGTAATAGGTTTGTTCTGGTCCTTAACTACAGGCTCAGAGAACGTATACTTAAAGGTAAATGGAACACCCGCAAAGACTACCTGACTATCTGACAGCTTACCTGCTACAGCCGACAAGGGTATGATACCGCCTGTCTGGTCTATGTAGATAACAGAGGCATCAGTGTAGGGTAGCGTAGTAGTGCCACCTGTCTCTAGTGTTACTCGTCTATCTAAGTGGATAGAGAAGGCACCAGTAGTGTAGGTGGTAGCTGTGTCTACGGATAGATTGATACGCTCTAGGAACAGGTTAGTACCCCTCTTAACAAGTACTGTAATATCAGCCCTGTTGAAGGAGTAACCTATAACATCACCACCAAACGTCCAGCGTGACCATGAAGCCTGTAGCTTCTCTCTACCCTGCCAGTAGTATCTATACACGTAAATGGCTGTAGGGTCATTAGTTGTCTGTGCGATAAGCATATCCTCATTAGACGAGGCTTGGATGTTCTTTACTTCACCATCTAAATACTCAGGAACATGTGCTGTAATCTCTGTAGCATCGTTAGTATCAGTGTCTGTGTCTACAAAGTATTCCCACATACCAGACCATGCGCCACGCTTAGATGCGAAGTACACATACTTACCTGCTTGTGCTGGCTTGGCTCTGAGACTGGCCTCAAACTCTGTAGTGTTAGAGATGTTGACTGTCTCAGGTGTAAGCACAGGGTCAGCGGTAAGCTTAAACTGTGTAAGGTCTGAGAAGAGGAGTAGACTGTCGTTAAAGGGTATGGCGTGTTTAAGTATGCTAACCTTGTTAGAGGACACTGCCACATCAATGGGGTCACTATCTACAATAGTTAGTACAGACTTACGGAAGAAGTCAAACTCTACAAACTCACCAGCACGTGAGAAGATTACATTCTCATCTGCTAGTACACCTAGTCTATTTCTATGGAAGAAGATGTCAGCTAGTGGGTAGCCAATGAAGGAAGGGAAGGGGTTAGTATCGTCATCTCCTACTTTCCTGTCCTTGTAGGTTACAGGGTCAAACTGAAAGTTACCGTTAGCAAGCTTCACTAGCTTGTGAGGCATAGTAGATGCATCTAGCTGTGTAAGTGCTGAAGGTTCTAGTGATTCCTTCCACACACTCTCGTCAGTGAAAGTAACGTAGTAATCATCCTGTGCCTTCTGGTTATCACCTGACACTTTAATGCTAAAGTTAGCTGGTCCCTCTACAGGTAGCTTCTTGAAGTCTGCTGTCTCATCCTTGAATACTAGCAAGTGGTCCCCACCGTGTGAGTCACCTACTTCTACTTGGAAATCTGTAGCATCTGAAGACTGAATGTGTAGTACTGAGCCGTATAGTGTGACGGTTAAACCTGTGACAGCCGAACCGTTAGTAATGTTCTGGTAGTAGGTTGTACTTACACTAGTGCCTGAGAATGTAGCTAAGTTCTGTGCAATCAAATCAGTAGAGGCACCACGCTCTGCGTTCTGTGTCTCAGCCGTATCTGCTTGTGTAGATGACTTAGTAGCAAACTCTACCGTACTTGTGCTTCCACCCTTGGTGAGTACCAGTCTATAGGTAGCAGAGTAGTCAGCTTGTTTGACATACACTAGAGCCTCTGGATTACGGCTAGAGGATGTTGCTGTACCTTTGGCTATTATAGTATTCTTATTTACAATGAATGTAGAGTCAGCAATAGATACAGCAGATAGCTCTTGGCTAGGGTCTGTTAGTCCTGATAGGTAGCTTGCTGCATTATTAGTTACAGTCTTAGATACGCCATCCTTGTCAAAGACCTTAATAACACCAGCAGTATCTACTACCATAGAGTAGAACTCGTTCTCATCTCTGCGGATAGTGTGTACAAAGGCTTTGTCTAGGTTACTAATAACACCTAAGTCAGCTACATGGGTTGTACTAGGACGCTTAGATAGTCCTGACACCACACTAGACAATCCATTCTCCTGTAGCTCTGCCTGTGTGTTTAGACGCAGAGAGGGTGGCTGTTGTGATACACCGTTAATAAGGTTAGGAATAGATTGACTGATGAGTGCCATTAGAGTGTTCTCCGTCCCTGCCTATCAATAATAGAATATGTGTCATAGTTGTCAAAGATGTTGTGGTCATCTGCTGCCTTGTCAAACTCTTTAAGCTCTGCAAGTGCAAGTGCCTCATCTCTTAATTGGAAATCATGTAATGTATTAGAACCTACTACACGGTCTTGGAAGATACGAGTAGCACGTAGAGTAGTATAACGCTTTGCTACCTCAGGTAAGTCACCAAAGTCTAGCTGTACTGTTACATCTAACTGAGTAGAAGCACCTATGTTAAACGTGTGGTTAGTTCTGTCATACATCTTTAAGCCACGCTGGACCAAGTTAGGACTCTCAGCGGCTAGTGTTGCATCTGCTCTAAGGATATTAGCTGGTAGGATAATCTCACCTGCTGTGTCTTGAGCGAATGTCTTATTTAATTCTGTGTTAAAGTGCCAGCCTGTTGACTGTACTTCTCTGTCTACTGTGTTAAGAATAGTCTCTGCAATCTCTGCCTCAATTAAACCTGAGGATAGACTACTTACTGGTGCTTCGCCAATGGCAGAAAGCATCGTGTTGACTGCATCTAATTGTGTTGTTCCTGCCATACCATTTACCTTTATGCTTTATCTGTCCACTTAACCTTGTCGGCCCAATAAGCCGCACTAGACGGACCTCTGGCTATGTTCTTAGCGTGTCTATCTTTAAACGCTTTACGTTGCTTTGCGGATTGGTTAGTCTTAGCACCCTTCTCACCGAACCTAATTATCTTAGGACTTTCCTTAGTACCTACTAATACAGCGTGGGACTTAGTACCCTTGGGTGAACTCTTAGGTATCCTTAAACCCCTAAAGGTTTCACCTGCGTGTGTAATACTCATCACTTACTCCAAAGTAAAAAGGGAGTAGCCGTTAAGCTACCCCCTAGATATTTAAGCGTCTGCGTCAAGCAATGCAATACATGATGCAGGACGTAGGACGTTGTGGCCCATTGCGTACTTAGCAACCATGAGTGTACCCTGACGGTTAATCTGATACTCAGACTCCATGCCAAGGTCAAGCAACTTAACAGTAGCAACTGACTCAGGTGTAAAGACAAAGCCCTTAATTAGTGAGGCTTCTGCAACCATGTCACGACCATCAACAGCGGCTGTTGGCAGGTCATAGTGTGTTGCGCGTCCAGAACCAGCAGTGTTAGCTAGTGGTGCGTTGTCTGATGTCTTACCTTCAGCAGCATCACCTGTGGTGAAGTTAGTGTACAGGTTAGACACGTTAGCATGGTTTGACATGATTACAGGAATACCTGCAATAGCTGGAACCATACCTGAGGCAACAGAACCGTTACCACCAAAGTCTGAGTTCATGTATGTCAGCTTTGAACCATCTGTTACATCCATCAGTGCATAGTACTGCTCTGGTGGAAGAACTACGACTGCGTTTTCTGAAGGAACATTAGCAATGTCCATAGTCTTCTTGGCATCAAAGATAGCTTTAGCAATCTTAGAAGGGTCAAGTAGGTCAGCAGTAGCTGTACCAACAGTGACGTTACCAGTGAAGTCTTCTTCAGAGAAGCCTTTGTAGTCTTGGATAAGACCAGCGGCGGCTGTCGCGTTAGTTGACAAGGCAGCCTTAACAAGCATACGTGCTACGTTACGGTCAGCTTCGTTAGCTAGTGCAATACCAGCTTCTTTTGAGTAGATTGAACGAACATCGTAGTGGTTGATGGCTT